GTTGCTCTATCATCATCCGCAGAATGCCCTTGGCGGTATCCACGAATATCGCCTTCAGTTTCTCGCCGAAGTTCTGCCCGGAAACGATTATGTCCGCAATCCCGCGCGACCAGTCCGTGACGATGGTGCTGACTTGCCGGCGCCAGGTCTCGGCCATCGAGTCGCCGCCTTTCTCCCAGGAGGTGAGGACTTCCGGAATGGTCTGATTGACCGCTCCGGAAACGTCCTTCAGCTGCTCTTCGGGCGTTTTCCCTTCGGCGTTCTTCGGGAACATCTCCTTGAACTTGAGCGAGTCAAGTCCAGTCTTCATCTTCTTGAATCCGTCCTCGCTCGTCTCGAAGAACTTGTCCAGATCGACAGTGGCAGCGACGATTATCTCGTCGAGTTCCTTCCACGCCGCATCTGAAGTTCTTTGCTGTGCGATGGTCGCACCGATACTCTTTTGATATTGCCGATCCAGTCCTTCAAGGATCGCGGCCGACTTTTTTGCGGCTTCCATCCGGGCCTGCTCTGCAGCGATGGCTTGCTTCAGCAATGCCGATTCGCCCGACAACTGCCTTAATCTCTCCTCCTGGAATTCTAGTCCTTTCTTGCTTTCGTTGGCGATCTTCTGGCGTTCGGCTTCGACCTCGCGCAACTTAATCGTCAGGTCGAGCAGCTTGCCTCGGATTCCAGTAGCGATGGCATCCTGTTCGGCCACGACCTTGAGTCGGCGTTCGATTTCCGTATTTTCCTTGGCGATGTCTTCATACGCCCGCCCTTGAACTGTCGTCGAGGACATTGCACCCACATCGGGAACCTTCGGAACGGAAGCGGTCGCGCCCGGCTTGTACCAGTCCGGGAATAACTTCTCCCAGGTCGGTCTCGCCTCAATAATTTTGTAGAAAGCAAGCGTGATTTCCCCGGCGGCTATTCCTATCTTGTTCTTGAGCCCCACCCATGCGCGGCCGTGGACGTCCAGTTCCTCGTCTAGTTTGGTCAACCCCTCCATTTGTGATTCCGTCATCACGGCGGTGCTGTTCTCGATCTCACTCATCGATTCCGTGATTGACCGCGATGTATTCATCACAAGCGGAGCAAGGTCATGCCATAGTCGCCTGCCAAATGCGGCCGCTCCGGCTTCAGCCCGTTCCGTCTGCGTGGGAATCTCGGACAGCTTCTTCCGAATTCCCTCCAAGTAATAGACGGCGCCGGCTCCTTGTTTGACGGCGATATTCATTCTCAGGATGGCTTCTGTGAATTCTCCGCCTTCCGGTTTGCCCAATTGGATATTGAGCATTTCTATCTTCGCCGTAAGGTCGCCAACGCCCGCTTCCTTTCCCAATCTCTGCAATGCCTGAACTTCCACGACGGTCATGCCGGTAGAATAGGAAAGATTCTTGATTTGCTCTGCAGCCTCCGCCGCGTCCGTTCCCATCTTGTAGATAGCCACTCCCGCCGCGATTGCGGCCGTAGCAAATCCTCCTATTCCAACCGCAAGCGGTCCCATCTTTTCGAGCAACGATGTGATCCCATCTTGCGTCGCCTGAAGAGGATTCCGGGCGAAGTCGGTTAATACTTGCCCGAAACGTTGCATTGCCGATCCAGACGTCTCGGTCTCCTTCGCCATTACTTTCATTTGGGCGGCGAGATTGGCGACGATCTTGCTCGGCTCGGCTCCAGTCTGCGCGGCCTTGTCCATCGCGGCCTTAACCTTATCTCCGAAGACGGCGATCAGTTCTCCTGCCGTCTTTCCCTGAAGAGCCAGCGTCTCAAGTTGCTTTCCGAGTTTCAACGTGGGGTTATAGGCGGCCTCGAAGCTAGTCACCGTCCGCTTCATCGAAGCAGCTATCTTCCCGTCTGTATCCGTAATCGTTTTGACAATCTGATCGAAACCTTTGTTCAGTTGTGTCAGATCTACGCCCGCCTCGATGAATACGCGGCCGATGCTTTTGTCTGGAGTCGCCATTATTTGCCTTGTACAGCCTTCGTCAGGACATCGATTACGGCCTGGCGCATTTGGCCCTTGCATTCATTGAAGGCGCGATCGACGAATTCACGCGGGGATATCTTCGCCTTCCCGGCAATGCCATGCTCGATGAAATAGCCATAGAATCCATGCTTATTCGGGCCGACCAGAAATGACACGGAAGTGCCCTGTTCCTCCTGACTGCGGCGCCGCTTGTAGATGATGATATTGTCCCGGATGTGTTCCTTCGGGGCCTCTGACTTTCCAGGGGAGTGACCAACAGGGGCATTCCTGATTATGGCCGCCTTCGCTATTTCTGCTGCGGCTTGCCCCGCCTTGATGACGGTGCGTTCCCGTAACTTGAATTGAAGAGCCCGAATGGCCTCAATCGTCCGCGCTTCTCCTACGATCCTAACGCTTGCCACGTTGATGTCCTACGTGCTGCATCATGCCTGTCTTGAACGCACCCCAATCGTCCTTGGGCTTGCCTTCTCCCTGCTCGATGCGTAGAAATGTCATCCATTCGAGAAATTCACGAAACGACATCTCGGCCTCCAGTTGCTCCACGGTCCGACCCAGACGTGCCGCTACTACGAAGCGGGCTTGTCGGTCTGGGCGGTCTCGGAGTTTTTTTCCAGTGCCGCCCGTGCCGATTCCGTGAGTCCGGACAGTTCGAGTATCGCATCCTGCAGGCGAAGGAATACCGTTGCCGGCTGACCCATCAGAGACGGAATATCGGCGTCCGTGAATAGTGGAGCGCCTGTTTCGTCCGACGTCACCCAGATGACCAGCTTTACGGTCGTACCCTTGAGCCGCGCTGAAGGATCGGCTTTCTCGAACTTATGTCCTGCATCCGCGAGTTTCCCCTGTTCGCCGAGAGTAACGGGGCGAATCCATACGGACCCGCCCCATTCGGGAACTTCGACTTCCTGGAGACGCGGAGCAACGGCTAGAATTTGCTCCTTCGTAAGATTCATAATTAGCTCGCGCTCGCCGATGCGGATACGGATACGGATGCCAAAGCAGCCACGACGTTACCGTCGATTCCGAGAGTGAACCGGATTTCCTCCGGGCCATTCAGCGGATACGCCATCGTGAAACTGACATACGCCCCAAACTCAAACTGCGAATTGTCCGGACCGACAACCTTGAAGTATTCTCGCGTCGGAGGATTCGCGATCGAGGCAAAGACCAGATACTGCTGCACGGTCGCGGAGTGGACGAAGTTGCAGGTGAAAGTGACATCTCCGCCCGACTTGAACGAAGGCTTCCGTTCCCTGAATCCCGACGGACTCTGCTGGTGCGTGAAGTCGATGAATTCAGCCGTCGATCCCGGTCCGGTAATGTCTTTCGGCTCTTCGACAAGCGCCCATGCCGCCGACTTATAAACCCAGATTTTCGTGTTGAATGCTGATACCCCTGCTGATGCTGCCATGTTGCCTCCTTGAAGTTCCCGGCTGCTGGTATGCAGTCAGGCGGCCGGGCGCCAGCTGCAAACTCGGTGCTATTCCTCCGTGACGTGCTCGGCTTGCATCACGAGCCACCAACGGTTGCTACCATCGATAATCTTCTGCGGCGCGCTGGTGATGATCAGCGTCTTGGTTCCCCAAACGACTTGCTGGAACGCCGTAATGTCAGCCGAATAGCGCGTCCAAATCTCGTATCTCTTGCGGGCGATGTGCTCGGATTGGTCGGTCTGTTCAACGTCTCCGCCGAGGTCCGCAACTCGGCCCCAGAACGTATCAACGGTCGTGAGGATTGACGCCACGCCGGTTGCGGCATTGCGCGATCCCGATGGCGTTTTGAATACCAACTTCTGCGTCAGTTCCTGTGCGGTAGGAGTCGCCATCAGACCGCCAGCCTCGCATCCGCCCCCCAGCATGCCCGGTAGAGCATGGTGCGGTCGATGCCGTCATAGAGTTCCTGAATCTTGTACATCAGCCCGTCCTTCACGCGATAAGGGATGGATTCGGCGTCCGGATATCCAGCGACAAACCGAATCCTGATCGAGCCAACCTCGTCGTAGATTGACGACCAGGATTTTCCATATGCCAGCGTTACGCGCCCGCGGACGGGACTCGATATATCCACGGCGTAATCCGCCGCGGTCGTTATCTGCCACGTCCCGGCGCTATCCCGGTAATTGATCGAACTTACGCTTACCAGCGGCGCCGGCAGTTCGATGTAGTCGTCTGGCCACTCGTCGAGATAGGCGTCCCATGTGGACGAGCAGAGGATATGCCCGGTGTACCACTGGTATTCCTCAATGGCCGACTGCATCGCCGCAAGCAATACGGCGTCGTCGTCCGGATCGGCCAGGCCGCGGACTTGCGGGCGGAGCTTAATTTCCTCGACTTCAAGCGGCTGGAATGTAGCGGCGGTAATCAATTTCGGTTCATTCATAATCGTCCTATGATGCCGATGCTGATGCCGAGGCGGACGCGCTCGGCGATGCCGACGCGCTCGAAACTACGGCTACTCCCGGCAGGTTGTGGATCTTGTAAAGGTACTCATCCGTGCCGCGCTTACCGCTTCCGTAAGTGAATTCCACGGTGACGCGCCGAGTTTCGTAAGTGTGATTCTCGGCGACCATGTTGTTTTGATCCGACGTGATCGTCACGTCAATCGAACTCGCCATTACCGCGCCGCACGTGGCCTTCGCCTTTATCGCAGTCCCAGTCGTCACATCATCAATGCGGTACGTGGCGGTATTCGGAACGACGAGCACGTTGTCTTCGTCATAGAACGAGATCGTTAAGACGTAAGTCGTTCTTTCGTTGATCTCATCCATTGGCGAGCCTCATTACAAGTTGTTCGAATATTCCCTGCCCCTTTGTTTGGCCCCATCCTGGAACTGCGTCAGCCATTTCCCATCCCTGGCAACTCCGTTGACTCCTGAACTGATCCTGTCTCCATCGAGACGGAGTGAGATTCTGTCCATGCCTGATGTCGATGTTCGGAAATGCCGAACGCCAACTTATCGCCCGGTAGGAATCCAGTCCCCTGG